ATGGCCCGCCTCGCGGTGAGCTGCGGGATGGTTTCTCCCGGTTATAACGGGTGCCGCCGGTACCGGTTCCTGGGGCACGAATTCGTGGTGAACGAATCGACGGAAAAACAGATCGTGGTGACGGTGATATAATGGCCAAGTACGGACCCGAAGCTCAGGAAAAAGCCTACGAGCTGCTCATGATACGGCGGCTGCCGTTCCTGACGGCGATCGAGCGGATGCGTGAGGAGTACCCGACCTTCTCGCGGGGGACGCTCACGAAGTGGAAGAACAGCGCGGAACTCAACTGGGAGGGGCGGTACCGGGCGTACTGCGAGGAGATTCAGCGGAAGACCGATAAGGAACTGGTGAAACAGTTCACGCCCGTTCTCAAGACCATACAGGAAATCAGGGAGAAGGTCTACGAGAAGCTCGTGGCCTTCCTCGAGGGATCGGATGTCATCACCGACAAGAACGTCGCCCACGTGCTGTCGAGCTTCGTGAAGATGGGCGAGCTCGAACACAAGCTGACGGGCGGCGGATCGACGGGAGCGCCGGTGAAGAACGTGGTCAACATCCTGCTCATGGTGATCGAGAAGAATCCGAAGGTGGGACCGATGTTCAAGGCGTATCGGCAGGAGATCATCGACGCGGTATTCGAGGAGCTCGGAGAATGAGAACCTCCTTTGACGAAAAGAACGAGATACTGAGCATCTTCCTCGACCGGCTCCAGTCCCACAACCGGCTCATCGAGGAATACCGGCACCGTCCGATCGAGTATCTCGCCCATACGGGCAGCTACTACCCGCCGAAGCTGGAGCGGATGTTCACGGACGTATACGGCCTGCGGATGTTGCGGGCGCAGTGGATCGGGCCGCGCGGCGGCGGGAAAACGTATACCGTGGGCGACCTGGCGGCGTCGATGTTTCTTTTCAGGGGATTCGACGTGCTGATCGCCTCGGGCGGCGAGGGCCAGGCGAAGGAAGTCTACGAGGTGGTGATGGACGACCTCGGCGAGGAGGAGGCCGAGGAGTATGTCCCCTCGATGACCACGCAGATCACTACCGGCCGCGACGGCAACTGGATCAGGTTCATCCCCGCGAGCACGCGGCGGGCCAGGGGGCCACATCCGGGACGCGGTCACGGCGGACTCATCATTCTCGATGAAGAAGGCGAGATGGACGGCAAGATCGTCAAGGCGGTTCTCGGCACGGGATCGACGGCGAAACCGCTCGTCATTATCCGGGCCTCGACTGCGCACAATATCGCCGGGAAAGGGACATATCATCCGAATTCGCCGGAGAAAGCCCGGCTGATCGTGGAAACGGCCGATGCGGGGATCATCGACGCCAGAAACAGCCTGTGCCTCATCCAGGAGCATCCGGAGGGCGGCTGGAACTACATACCCGTCAAACACACGGACGACTACGGGATGATCGCGAAGACGGCCTACCGTATCGGGCCGAAACGAAAGAAAGAACTCATGAAGAAACTCGAATCAGCGAGGAAACGCCATGGCATCTGACATCACACTGTTTCTCAGGGAAGACCTGCTGAAGACGGACGCGATCGTCCTCGAGGCGGAGGGCTACGCCGAGGCCTCGAAAGAGGATTTCGAGCCTTACGACCGGGACACCGGGACACCGGGGACGTGCTCCTGGTTGTCCTCGAGGAGTTCACTAGCGGGATGGAGCTCGCCGTCCGGATGCTACGGGAATACCCGCTGCCGTGGCTCTTCTCCCTGCCGTCGCTCAGGATCAGGGAGAAACCGCTGGAGGACGTGCTTCTCGCGGTGTACAAGAAATTCAGGAACGTAAAGCTTATCGGGGATTGAGGGACGATGGCCGTCGTTATGGACAGGGAACTCCAGCGGAAACTGGAGAAGGTGAAGAAGCGGGAGACCTGGCCGGTGGCGCTCCTGGCGCAGGTGCTGGGGTGTTCCAAGAAGTACGTCTATAGGAAGATTGATGCTGGGGATTTCGATGTAATGAACGATATCGGCTACATAAAGATCAGCTCGGATTCGGTTGTCAAGTACTATGAGGAGAAAAACATGCAGAAAGTTTAACCAGTTTGACACCTTTGACATCGCCAATAATGTACTATACAGCCGTGGGCTAAAAAGCCTGCGGCTTTTTTCGTTTTCGGAGGGCGTCATGGGGAAAGAATACGGCCAACAGATCATCCGGGTGCCATTCCAGCAGCGGTTGGATACGCCGAAGCACATGGTGTACGGCTTCGCCTCGACCGGGAGCGTGGATAAATTCGATACCGCCTTCGACCCGGCGTGGTGGCCGAAAGCGATGGCGGGCTACCTGGAGGATCGGACGCTCACGGCGTTGCACGACGACGAGCGCGTCGTGGGGAATGTGCCCATAATCGAAATCGACGAGGAAAGCATATGGATCGGAGCGGAGGTCACCGACGATGCGGAGTGGCGGCTCGTCGAGTCGGGCGATTACAACGGTTTTCTTCACGAAGTACGTCCTCGGCGGGATTACTATCGGCCCTGTTCCCGCGAATCCCGACGCCACGTTCCAGCTCGTGGAGCGCCTCGAGGCCGACGCGGACTCTCCCTGGGACTGGGACTGGTCGAAGGACGCCGACGCCATCGTCGAGCAGCTCGGCTGGAAGGGCCTCGAGCGCGCCTGCCTGTACAAAGCCCCGGACGCCGATCCCGAGACGAAGGCCGCATACAAACTCCCGGTGGCCAAGCTCAAGGGCGGGAAGCTGACGGTCTACCGGAACGGCGTGCGGGCGGCGATGGCGGTCTTGAACGGAGCTCGCGGCGGCGCGGACATCCCCGAGGAAGCCCGTAAGACGATCTACGGGAAAATCAAGAAGCTCTATAAAAAATTCGGCGAGGAAGCGCCGGAACTGCGACTCGACAACGGAGGAAACGCCATGAGCGCATTCAAAGAGAAGGTCATCGGCATCGTCAAGCGGCTGGCCGGGAAGGACCCGGACGAGGCCGCAAAGAGGGAAATCGACGAGCTGGAGAAAAGCCTCGCCGACGAGCATGCGAAGAAGGTCGACGAGCTGACCGCCACGGTCAAGGGGCTGACGGAGCGGCTGGAGAAGCTGGAGAATCCGGAAACCGAACCGAAAGACGATGAAGAAGGCGACGGCTTCAAGAAGCTGGACGACAGTCTCAAGCAGATGGAGGAGCGGCTCGGGAAGGTTGAGGCGCGGCTCACGAAGAGCCAGCAGCCGGGGGAAGGGAACGACGGCGGCGGCCCCGGAGGGGGAGGCGGTAAGAACATGAACGAGTTCATCAGGAAATCGCTCGGGCGGTAACGGGCGCAACGGGGACGGGCCGAAACGCGAGACACCATCGCAATCACACCATAGCAGGAGACGACGACCATGCCGTATAACAGCATCATCAGCAGATCCGACGCGGCGGCCCTGATTCCCGAGGAGGCATCGAAGGAAATCATTTCGGGAATTCCGGAGCAGTCCTTCGTCATGAAATTCTTCAGGCGACTACCGAACATGACCCGGAAACAGCAGAGAATGCCGGTACTGAGCTTCCTTCCGCTGGCCTACTTCGTGAGCGGCGAGGCCGACACGGACGGCCTGAAGCAGACCACCGAGCAGAAGTGGGAGAACAAGTACCTCAACGCCGAGGAAATCGCGGTTATCGTCCCGATCCCCGAAGCGGTGCTCGACGACGCCGACTACGACATCTGGGGCGAGATCAAGCCCCGGATCATCGAGGCCTTCGGGAAGACTTTCGACGCTGCTGTGATTCACGGCACCAACGCCCCTTCCACCTGGCCGGACGACATCGTTACGGCCGCCACCGCAGCCGGGAATGCGCGGACGGATTCGGCGTCGACATGTGCATCGGGGCGCTGTCGCTCAGGGCCAAACTCAGGGGTCTCCGCGACGCCAACGGTCAGTCGATCTTCCTGAAATCAATGACCGAGAAGGGCGTGTACGAGCTGGACGGCGCGCCGCTATACTTCCCGAAAAACGGGGCGCTTGACGCGACCGCCGCCCTTCTCGTCTGCGGCCAGGCGAAGGAGGCCGTCTTCTCGATCCGCCAGGACATCACCTACAAGGTGCTGACGGAGGCGGTCATCCAGGACAACGCCGGTGATATCGTCTATAACCTGGCGCAGCAGGACATGGTGGCGCTCCGCGCCGTCATGCGGGTTGCCTGGCAGGTGCCGAACCCGATCAACCGGGTGCAGGAGACCGAGGCGAACCGGTATCCCTTCGGCGTGTTGACTCCCTAAGCGGGACGCCTGAAAACGATTCGATCACGAAACGATAATCTCAGCAGGAGGTATAGATCATGGGCTTTTATCCACGACTGCCGATCGGCGACATACAGACCGATGTGGACGGCGAAAACGTCGATCGCGCCTTCGCCGCGCACCTTTCCTGGACTGCCGCCGAGGCGGCCGCCGCCGATACCGATGGCGTTCACGCGGCTGTGACCGACAACGGCAGCGAACAGGAGATCACCACCAACATCACGAACCCCCCCTGCGCCCGTAACATCACCGCCACGGCGGGCGGCACGGCGGGCGACATCAAGGCGATCCAGGTGACGATCGACGGCACCGACATCGAGGGCAACGCGATCAGCGAGGATCTCCCCGCCTTCACCGCCGACAACGCCGGGACGGTGGTAGGCAGCAAGGCCTTCAAGACGGTGACGAAGATCACGATCCCGGCCCACGACGGCACCGGGGCCACCACGGCGGTCGGTTTCGGCGACAAGCTGGGACTTCCGTACAAGCGGGCCACGCTCCCCTGCATCGCGGCCTACCTGGGCGCTGTACTCGAGAGCACCGCAGCGACGATCGCCGCCAGCGCGACGGTCATCGCCTCGAACACCATCGACCTCGACTCGGCCCTCGACGGCAGCGCGGTCGACGCCTACCTGGTCGTGTGACATCAGCGGATGTGACGGAGGGCGGGCGATGACCCCGCCCTTCCGCCGTATGAACACCCTGAGAGGAGGGACGAGATGCGGGTCATCATCAAACGACAGACCCGGTGGAACGGCGCGGCGCTCAGGCCCGGCGAGACGGTGGAGATCGGGGACGCCGTCGCCCTGCGATGGATCAACAACGGGATCGCGGTGGAAAACATACAGACCCTGACCGTGGAGACCTCCATCACACCCGATGAGCCTGAAATCGTGGACATCGAGGGTATGAGTTTCAACGAGATGAAAGCGTATGCCGCGAAGGAGCTGGGGCTCAAGGTTCCCAGCAAGACGAAAAAGGCGGAACTCATCGGCATGATCAAGAACGCCCTTGACGCCGACCTTGCAGTAGAAAAGGAATCGGCGGAGGCCTCCACCGAAAAAAAAAGCCCGTCGTCTCCGGACGGAGCCGGCGACGAAACATGAGGCGGATCATCTCCCGGACGGACAGGCGTATCCGGGGACTGGGAATATTCGACTGACGGAGTAAGGGATGGCGGTTGAAGCAGCAGATAACGCACTCGTAACGCTCGACGAGGTCAAGGACTGGCTGGCGCTGAGCGAAGCGGGCGTTGACGATTTCCTCCAGAGGGCGATCAA